GAGATGGCACACATTGTTGGAATAGGTATGGGTGGAATGAATAGAGACATATCTAACAATGAGGGTAACGTAGCTATATTTTGTAAGTTCCATCACGATATTTTTGATGGTAAAACAATAACTGGAGCAAAAAGAGAGTACACTAAGTTTGTAAGAGCTCATTTAGGGAGATATGTTTAATGCCAAGATACGACTACAAGTGTTTATCTTGTGAAACTCATTACGAGATTACTCATAAGATAACTGAAGAACCAGAAATATTGTGTCCAAAAGACAATGTAGTATGCAAAAGACAAATCTCTTCCAATGTAATGTTTGAAACACCAATGGATGCTGACTTTGTACAAGACCCATCCACATTAAGTGAAAAATCATTTGCACAGGTTGAAAGAGCTAGAAAACAAAAATACAGATGGTAGGAGAATATGGAATATAAATATATTACAGAAGAAGATAAGTTGTCAATCTTAGAAAATCAACTTAAACAATTAGAAGGTAATCATTTTAGCCTTACTTTAGTTGAGCCCTCTCAATTACAATCTCCAGATGAACATTTAGTTTGGAAACAACAAATTACAGCAATTGAGAAGTCCATAGAAAAAATGAGAAGATTCCAATCAAAAGAAAAGAATGGCTAAATATGCACCAAAACTTCCAGGATTACATATTGCGCAACAAACTGTTGCAGACTCTGATGCAAGGTGGAAAATTCTTTGTGCTGGTAGGAGGTTTGGTAAAACTAGACTTGGTGTACAACTTTGCATCCAAACAGCATTGGCTGGTGGTAGAGCTTGGTGGGTTGCTCCTACTTATAGTATTGCTAGGGTTGGCTGGAGAGCTTTAGAAAATGCCGCTTTATCTTTTCCTAAAGAAATTGAACCTAAAATCTCTATTGCTAACATGGAAGTCAATTTTCCTAATGGTGGTTTTATTGCTTGTAAGTCTGCTGACAATCCGCAAAGACTAAGAGGAGAAGGTTTAGATTTTATTGTCATAGACGAAGCAGCTTTCGTTAAAGAAGAAGTTTGGCATGAAGTATTGAGACCTACACTTACTGAAAGAAAAGGTGGTGCTTTATTTATATCAACCCCTCTTGGTGTAGGAAATTGGTTTTATGATTTGTGGGAGAGAGCCGATGGTAGAGAAGATTGGGAAAGATTTAAGTTTACAACGGTCGATAATCCAGCAATAGACCCTGAAGAAGTCGAAGCAGCAAGAACTGAAGTAGGCTCTATAGTGTTTGCTCAAGAGTACATGGCTGAATTTATTGAAGCTGGTCAAGGTTTATTTAAACAAGACTGGTTCTCTTACTTTGACCAGATGGATGATGGATTTTATATTGGTGGTGGTGGACAGTTTAACCCAACAATGCTTACTCATTTTGGAACTATGGATGTTGCAGTTACTACTGAAGAAAGAAGTGATTACACTGTAATCGTTAGCTGTGCAATGACACCTGAAGGTAAAATATTTATTGAAGATATATTTAGAGATAAAATTGAATCTCCTGACATAATTCCAACAGCTAAAAGATTTGCTAGTAAATATAACTGGTCTTACATTTGCATTGAGAATCAGGGTTTGTCAAAACCTTTTATTCAGGAAGCTAGTAGGAGCGGTTTAAGGGTAAAAGAAATCAGAGCTGAAAAAGATAAAATAACCAAAAGTTTACCACTATCAGCTAGGATGGAGTCAGGTGACATCCTTTTTAAGAAGGGTGCATTCTGGTTGGCGGATTTAGAGAGAGAACTGCTAACCTTCCCTGTCGGAAAAAATGATGACATGGTAGACGCTCTGGGATTAGCAGCTAGTACACTCTCAGCTAAAAGAGAATGGACAGCGTATTAGAGTACTGGGTAAATGGAAGAAAAAAGTAGATTTCAAAAAGCTTTAGATATCTTTAGACCTTCTCAAAGAGGGAATGAAGAGAAAATACAATCGAATTATAATCAGTTATACGGAAACGATGCTTCCATTTTTGGTTATAACACATCATCAGGATTTATAGAATCCAGTAAATTAAAAGAAATAGGAGATGGTTCAGGCAACTCTGCAGTAATTGCTTGTTTGAATGTTTTATCAACTTCTTTTTCAGAACCCGCACTACAAATTGTAAAAAGAGACCAAATTTTTGGCGATAGAGAAATACAATATAATCATCCATTAGCAGAGCTTTATCATAGACCTAATCCTTTTATGTCTCAAAACTTACTTTCTCACTATATAATTATGGCACTCAATACTCTTGGTGATGCTTACTTATACAAAAATCGTAATAAACGAGGACAAGTTGTAGAACTAGTACCTTTAATGCCTCATATGGTAGAAGTAAGAGGAGATGAACAAACACTAATTACTCATTATGAATATTACGCTTACGGTAAAGGTGATTTTGTAAAAATACCATTTGAAGATATGGTACATATCCGACAAGGAATAGACCCAAATGACCACAGAAGAGGACACGCTCCGCTTAAAACAGTATTAAGAGAAATTTTAGGAGACGAAGCTGCAGGACAATTTACTTTTTCTTTATTAGATAATATGGCAGTTCCTGGTGTAGTACTTACTCCAAGGTCAGATGGCTATGGAGGTCCTACAAGAGAGGAAGCAGAGTCAATATCTGCAATGTATAAAGAAAAGTTTGGTGGAGCCAACAGAGGTGCTCCAATGGTTTTATCAGGTTCAATGAACGTAGAGGTAGTTTCTTTTTCACCTGAACAAATGAGACTAGCTTCCTTAAGAAGAATACCGGAAGAAAGAGTGTCTGCAGTTTTAGGTGTCCCAGCTATTCTCGCTGGTCTCGGAGCTGGATTGGATTCGGCCACTTTTAACAATACAAAAGAACTTAAAGAATTTTTTACAGAACAAAAATTAATACCTATGTGGAAAACAGTAGCTGCTGAATTAACACATCAATTACTAATTCCTGATTTTGGTGATAAAGGTTTGATTTGTGATTACGACGTACAATCTGTTAGAGCACTACAACCTGATGTAGACAATCTTTACAAAAGAGTAAACATGGGTGTATCTGGTGGTTGGATAACTATTGGTGAAGCTAGAAAAGTTGTAGGACTAGAAGTAGATAAAAATCACGATGTTTATCTTAGACCTTTAAACATGATTCAAGTAGATGATGAGGGTCAAGCAATTCTTAATGACCCACCACAACAAAATAGAGATGCTTCTAGAAGAGAACAAGAACAATTACAAGCTGCTGATACTTCTATTTCTACAGAACAAAAAGATACTTTAGGAACAGATGAAGGCATACCAGAGTCCACTAGGAACCCAAAAGTTGTAATGAGTGATGAACCAAGAAGTGAAGAAAAGTATATTGCAAAAATGCCTAACGGTTCATACTGCGTTATGAGTCATGACACAGGAAAAGTAATTAAATGTTTTGATACAGAAAAAGAAGCAGAATCTTTCTTACGTAAAAAAGATGCAGCACCAGTAATGGCTGATACTTATACTACTCCTGAAGAAGCTATCGCAAGAGCAAAAGAAATTGGATGTGATGGGTATCACGAAGTAGATAGAGGACCAGCAGGTAAATTTTACATGCCTTGCAAAAATGACAAAGACTATAATAATTTATTAAAATCTGCTAAACCAAGTACCAATACTTCTAGCAATATGTTTATGTATGACACAATTGAAGCTGCTGAAAGAAGAGCAAAAGAAATTGGATGTTCTGGATATCATGAGCATGACGTTAGAGGAACAACTTACTATATGCCTTGTGCTAATCACGAAGATTTTGAAAGAAGTAAAAAATCTTACATTGATGGTATTGTAGAAGAGTTAAAAGTAAGTTATGAAGAAGCTGAAGTAATTATGGAATCACAATTTAGTATTGAACCAGAAAACATAAAACTTCATTTACTGGTAATGATGCTTTTTCAAGATGGACTAAATATCAATCAGGAGATAGAAGCGAATCGGTTCTTAACTGGGTTCGTAGAAGAGAAAGATTTATGGGTAGACATCAAGGTAACACAAGACTTGCTGGAACGGTAGCAAATATTAAATGGGGTGGCGTTTCTAATATTGGTGTATCTGGTATGAGAAAAGTTATTAATGACCAAAAGAAAATTGTTAGAGCTAGAAGAAAAGCTGCTGAAGAAATGGCAGATGAAATTTATGAAAAAGAACTTACTGAAACAAAAGCTGTTTCTGCAAGAATTAGGAAATCATTAGTTAGTAAAGTAAAAGAACACAATGAAAAAAAACCTAAGTATAGGGCTAATCTAAGAACTTTAACATCTGTATTTAATAGAGGTGTTGGTGCCTACAGAACTTCACCAGGTTCAGTTAGAGGTAATGTTACATCAGCTGACCAGTGGGGATTAGGCAGAGTTAATGGGTTTATACACGCTTTAAGAACTGGTAGATTCAAGAGAAAGCCTTATGACCAAGATTTATTACCTAGCAACCATCCTTTAAGTTCTAAAAAATCAGGAGATGTAGAAGAGAAAGCTTCTAGTGTTAGTGTAGGACAGTCAGTAAGTTGGTCTATAAATAAAGACCCTCAACCACCTTCAACAGTTCATGGAATTGTAGTTTCTGTTAATAGCGAGAAGAAAGAAGCAACAATGCTAGTTTGGGCAATCATGGAAGACGGAAGTCATAAAAAAACAGACAGAAAAGTCACAATGCCCTTCTCAAAATTAAAAGTTATTAAGCCTATTAAATAACACACCTTTTTAAAGGATAAGTTAATATTTCTTATATAGCGTACCTTAACTGTTAACAGGAGATTAAAGGTAATATGTCTGAAAAAGAAGTTAAAAACATAGACCTCGAGTTAAAAGAAGACACCGAGGGAAAAGTTTCCGCTGTTTTTTCTGTATTCAATTCACTCGATTCTGATGGAGACGTTGTACTCCCAGGGTCGATTAAATCAGGTTTCAAATCTGGTTCTGTACCTATGGTATGGGCTCATAAGTGGGACATGCCTATTGGTAAAGGTTCAATAGAAAGTGATGGCGATAAAGCTACATTTTCTGGTGAGTTTTTTATGGATACAGAATCCGGTAAAGAAGCTTATAAAATAGTTAAAAATATGGCTGATATGCAACAATGGTCATTCGGTTATAGAGTTAACGATGCTGAACAAGGAAAAATTGGTGAAGGCGAAGAAGAAAAAGATGCTAGGTATTTAAAAGACCTAACAGTTTTTGAAGTTTCACCTGTTCTTGTTGGAGCAAATCAAGATACCTACACAATGGCAATCAAATCAAATGATGAGCTCATTAAAGAAATACTAGGTAATGATGAAGAAAAAGCTGTACTTAGCTCTTCCTCTTTTGGAAAAGAACCAGTATCTGAAACATTAAATGATGAAGATGCTACTAAACCAGAAGTTGAAGTAGATGAGTTGGCTACAGAAAAGTCAGTAACTGTTCAAGAGTTATTAGAAAATCCTACAGTTTATTTAAAGGAACTCTACAAACTTAAAGAAGCTCAGTTAGAGACTCAAGAAGAGATTTCAGAAGATGCCCCTAAAGCATTTTCGGAACAAGTCAAAGATGTGCTTGCCGCATTAAACGACTTGATGGTACGAGCTACCGCCATAGCGATGTTGCGTGCTAAAGATGGAAGGAAGTTAGGCGATAAAGCCACCGAAGCACTACGTGCAGTTCAAGATGACTTACAAGATGCATGGGTCGAATTAGACCAATTCATTGATAATGTAGGTGAGAACAATGTAGTGACTGAGGAAAGCGTTGACGTAGAGGAAGAACTACCACTCGAGGAACAAGAAGACGAGGTATCTGAAGAAGTTACCGAAGAAGTCGAGGTTCAAACAAACCCAGAGGTTGAACCAGTCCAAGGTGAAGATAACACTGAATCCGTTGATGAAGAGGCCGAAGCCTTATGGTTAGAGGCACAGCAAAATATTGCTGAGTCATTGGATGCTGAATTAGAAGTAGAAGATAATATATAGGAGATATATAAACCATGAGTAAAGTAGCAAAGCTCAAAGAGCAAATTGCAAAATCTCGTGAAGAATTGAAATCTGCTTTTGACTCACAAGAAGACGGTAAGTACACAGCTGAAGCCAAAGAGAAAATCAAAGGCTTCAACGACGAACTTTCTGGACTTGTTGATGATTTAAAAGTAGAAGAATCAAGGCTTCAAAACGAGAAAGCTTTAGAGGTTGAAAATCAGCCTGTAAATTCTATACCTAATGCTATGCCAGAGCAAAAAGGTCCACAATCTATTGGGGAACAATTTGCAAATTCTGATGCTTATAAAGCATATACAGATAAAGGCGTAAAAGGCGTAGATTCACATGCTGAATTTAAAACAACCCTGAACACAACAGGTTATCCACCAGAGAGCTTAAGAGCTCCTGGAATCCTGGAGACCGCTCTTCGTAATCCAGACAGCATAATTGGATTGTTTGACCAAATTCAAACATCACAAAATGCTTATGTTTACTTAGAAGAGACAACATTCACAAACAATGCTGGTTCAATTGCTGAAGCAGGCGACATTAGTTCTGCTAATGAAGGTGCATTAGCATTTACAGAAAGAACAGAATCCATCAGAAAGATGGCTACATTCTTGCCTGTAACTGACGAGCTATTAAGTGATGTTTCTGGTATCCAAGGATATGTCAACTCACGTTTATCAACAATGATGAAGTTGAACATGGACAACCAACTTGTTAATGGTGACGGAAGCGCTCCAAACCTAACTGGTGTATTGAACAAATCAGGTATCAATACATTTGACTATTCTTCATATTCTGGAGAATTAGCAAAATTAGGTCAAATTTATCAAGCAATCACAGAAATCAGAAAAGATGCATTCGTTGAACCAGATTCAATCGTTATGCACCCATCTGACTGGTACGAAATCGTAACAGCTGTTTCAGACTTTGCAGGAACATCTTCAGCAGGTTATGCTGCTAAGAATCCTCTATTTGTCGTAGCAGGTGGATTTGGTGCTGATGCTGCTCCAAGAATTTGGGGTCTCAAAGTTGTTCCTTCAACAGTTATTGCAACTGGAACAATGTTGATTGGTAAGTTTGGTGGTGGCGACGCTGCTCAAGTAATTATGAGAGAAGGCGTTGACCTAGCTGTTTCCGACAGCCACAGCGATTTCTTCGCAAAGAATCAACTCGCAATTAGATTAACTATGCGACTTGGTTTTGCGATTTATCGTCCAACAGCATTCTGTTCTATCACAAACGTATAGGACTAATTGGTTTAATAAGGGCGGATTTGTATTCGCCCTTAAAACCAGAGGAGTAAAAATGAACCCAGAAGACAAAAAAAACCAGCTGCAAATGTTTGGTATGATTATTAGAGACAAAGATTTTTTTAAGAAAGCCGATAAAGTTTTAGAGCAATTTAAGATAAAAGCAAATATAGAAGTTGCTACAGAAAAAGAGAAAAAAAATGCCGAGGGGTAGGCCTAAATCCTATCGAATGGGTGGTCGTGTTAGACCACGTAAAAGTATTAGAAGACAACCTAGGAGAAGATAAACTATGGGCTATGGAAAATATAAACCAAAGAAGGGACCTAAAAAACCCAAGAAGCGTGGAAAATAGAGTAGGATAGATTATTATGTATACAATACCAGAACAAAATATTTATAAATTACCTGACGGTAAGATTTGGAAAGGTGTTCCAGCTGATTTACCATCAAGTGGCGCAGACTTGATTGCTAAAGCAGGAAAAGAATACCCTACAGAATGGTTAAAAGAGCAAGGCGCATTAGATGCTCCTAAGAAAAAAGCTCCTGCTAAAAAAGCAGAGCCTTCAAAAACTAAAGCTCAAGAACCAGTCGAAAATAAAGCTGTCAAAGTAGAAAAAGAAGACAAGTAAAACGGAGGTCTAAAAAATGGCTTTCTGTACTGCTGCAGATGTTGAATCTTTTGCGCAGATAAACTTTAACTCTTCGTTAGAAACACATTTAACAAATGAATTAATTCCTATTGTTGAGGATGTAATTCGTGATTATGTAGGTTATGACATTGATTATGCTACTCATACTGAAACTATGTCAGGAAACCAAACAAGAGAACTATTCTTAGAGCAAAGACCAGTCGTTGCTGTTAGCTCAGTTGTTGAAGATGGAAATACTCTAACTTATGGAAATCAAGAAGAATTTCTTTGGTATGACAATGGTAGAATTAGAAGAATAGGAAGTAGATGGTCTTTTGCTTATCCTGACAATATAGTGATTACTTATACAGCTGGATATGATACTGGCGGAGGAACAGGACCTGCTTTACCTAGAGCTTTCAAAGTAGCAACAGCAAGAGCTTCTGCTAGAGTTTTAGAAGCATCCTTAGTTCTATCTGCACAACAAGAACCTGGTGAAATTAAAGCACATTCAGCAACTGAAGCTTCAAACTTTACTGCAGCCGACTCTGAATCCTTAGGTGATTATTCTGTACAATATGTAGGAAATATAGGAATGAACTCGATAGCTATACTTTCTGCTGCTGACCTACAACTTCTTGGTAAATATAGAAAAAATTTCTTTATCTAATTAGAATAGGCATATGCCTACAAGAAAAGCACCACAACCCGAAGAAGCTAGAAAGCTTTTTTTAACACACCCCAATAGAACCCTACAACAATGGGCTAAGTTATGGGGTACTTCTGCTGAACGAGTAAGACAAATACGACATTAGTCAGGTGTTGGTGCCGTATTTAAAGTTGACATGCAAGTAGTAAATCAAGTTGCCGAAAAAATATCTCTTGGAATATTCACTCTTGCTAATAGAGATTTATATAAAGATTTACCTGTAGGATTTGAAGCATTCAAAACTTGGATTAGAGATAACGAAGAAGTACAAAATATTATTAATGAAGCTCAATACAAAGCCAAAAAAATAAAACTTAACCCATCAAATAAATTATGTATATTATGCAAAACAGAAAAATTAGTTCAAGAATTTAAAAAAAGTCAAAAATACAGTGATGGCTATGTAAAAGTTTGTATAGAATGTTCAGCTAATCATGACTTTGCTACAAAGGTAGATAGAAAAACTTGTTTTAAATGTAAGAAAGAAAAGTCAAAAAAATCTTTTACTTCAAACAAGAATTTTAAAGACGGTTTAGTACCATTCTGTAAAACTTGTAAATCCAACATGCGTAGGAACAAAAGGACATTAAATAGTAAAGTTACTGATAATATCTAATGTATGGTAGGTCAACTAAAAAAAGTATTATTTGAAGACAAAATAAACGTACAAAGGTTAGACCAAGCTACTGTAGATGAAAGAGGCGAATTATCAGATACTTGGAGTAATCAATTTACTAATCTTGCTTGTAAAATAGTAGAACAAGGAGAAACAGAAAATAGAGACGGTAGGAATACTGTAATAAAACAGTTTATTATCTATGTACATGGTGACTCAGCTATAAAAGCTAGTGATAGATTACAAGATGTAGTTGATTCAGATTTATACTATGAAATAGATAGTGTAAGACGTTCAAAAAGTAGGCAAGGACGGGTTCTTTCAACAATCATTAATGCCCATACGTTTGAGTAATGGCTTTCGGGCTAAGTAAAAAGTCTGGTGTAGCACTTTATCAATCTCCTTCACAGAGAAAAGATAACAGTAAAATATACTTATTTAAGTCCTTATCCGGTCTTAAAAGAAAAGACAAAATTTATGCAATAGGTTATAACTTAACATCTGCGGCAGCAATATTACCAGGTTTTGATGTTGGTATGATTGGTGCTGCTCCTTACTTTATTGGTCAACTTTCAAATAACGCAGCTTCTATAAAAAAAGCTTTCCAAGGTGACTTAAGTGCATTAACAGGTCGAGGTAGATTTTTAGGTGGTGCAAGTTTTGTAAACAGAGCAGCTTCAGGTTTATCATCGGCACTATCTTCACCTACAGGCGTTGGTGCTGTTGACAGAGCAGCAAATATTTATGTAGGTCAGCAAAAAGCTGCATTCTTACATTACACAAGAAATATGGGTAAAAAGGAACAGCTTAAAGTTTTCGTTGAAGCTATAGGTGACGGTAAAGTTTTTGATAAAGAAATTCAGAAACAAGCTCAGTTAGCAGTAAGAGGTAATGTATTTGCTAAATGGAAAGCTTTAACATATTACAAAGCTATAAAAACAGCACCAGACCCTTGGCGTGACAATCCATATATTCAAGCAAGAGAAGCTAGAAGAAATCAAGAAATGAAACAAAAAAAGTTTAGAAAGACTGTTGTTAGTGAACCTCATACTGAAAATACAGATGCTCATGTATTAGAACTTATGAACATGTCGGACTCAATGTTTCAAGAAAGAAACGCTATTGAGTCTACTGCAAAGGTTTTAGCTATAAATGATTTGTTAACTGCTGAAGGTGTAACGTTTAAAAAATCTTCAAATGCTAAAGAACTTATGAAACAATTTGGCGCCAATGAAAAATTTAGGAATCAAAAATTTACACAAAAAGGTAGTGATAAATTTGATAACTTAACTTATAGAAGTCTTTTAGATAGTGTAGACAGACCAGAAAAGAAAAGTACATTAGGATTTAGAGGTGCTAGTGCAGATAGGCTTAAAAGAACAAAAGGTTTAGAAACTAATCCGGATACAAATCAATTTACTACAAATCTAGCAAAAGAAAAACATGACAAAGCTTTTCTTAGTTTTTTAAGCAGTAATAATACTTTTAATAGCTTTAAAGGTGACTCTGCAGCAGAAATATTAAAAGTAGCTACAAATATACCTGCTAATCCTCAAGTAATACAAGCATTTAATAATTATGCAACAAAGATGGGACGAGTCGGTATGAATTTAAGTGATGGTTCTGGAATGGGACAAATAACTCAGGGGATTTTTTCTATACTGTTTTCAGGTAACATGTCATCTAATGAAACTTCATCTACAAAACTTGCAGCAGATTTGTCTAGAGATTTTTCTGCATTACAAGAATTAACTGGAGAGATAGGTAGAGCAGGTTTTGAAGATATTGCTGATGATATATTAAATGTTATAGACCCAAAAAAAGTTTAG